TGTGAATTTGTAGGTTGTTTTTGTGAAATTTCTTTAAAATCATTACTAGGCTGAAAACCGCGTAGTGCGATACTTTGTTGAACAAGGTCATCGCCAGAAAAAACAGCACTTGAAACAGGAATTGCCGTTTGAATTAATGCGAGTGCTGTAACAGCTAATCCAATCATTAATCCTCCCCATCCTCCTGTTTTTAATTGTACTTTTGATAATATTTCTTTATTAACCTTTTTACGTTTTAAAAAATTTTCATAAAAATCATTACAATTAATTTGTGAATTATTATCTATTACATAACATGTCATTTTTGATAAGTTTTCTTTCATTGTTGTTTTAAAATATTTTTTAAATTCATCATCAGGTAATAAATCGATAATTTCAGATAATTTATTACAGGCAAATATTATTAAATATAAATTACTATTGCTAATATCTTTATTATTAATTTTATATGATACATTTTTTATCATAATTAGTGAACTATTTAGTGTATTTAACATAAGAGTTAAAAAAAAAGTTACTTTTCTATCTCCATTTTCAGAAGCATTTTGCATATATATATATATATTTATTTATTATTTATTTATAAAATTATTATATTAATCTTTTTATAAATTATTAAATATCTAACGAGACTGTGTTACTAGCAGACTTCTTTCTGCGACCACTGCGTTTTGGCATGTTACCTTCAGATTGTAGTTCCTTCAAATCACTAATACTGATTGTACTACTATCATTTAAAGGCTGTGATTGTTGTTGTGGTTGTGTTTCTTGGATATTAATTGTTTTAGTTTTTAATCCAGAGAGAATATCTGTAATATCACTAGGTCCTTTCATTTCAGGACGAGTAGGTGGTGGTCTTCTAGTGGTTCTATCTTGAACATCAGGTCTTTCAAAGTTCTCTCTAAGACTAATTCCATCATCTACAAAATTACTTTTACTGAAATTCAAATCAGGTCTAGCATAGCTGTTATTACCAGGTCTTCCTTGAGGAGGTGGCGCCGCATTAGGACCTTGTGTTGCCATTGGTGGGGGAGGACCACGTCCAGATGGGTTTTGAGGCTCGGGATTCATAACATTTGACATAAAGCCAGAAAATCCAGGATTAGATTGTGACATGGAATTTACAGCGGCGCTTTGGAAGGAACGCATTAGATCAGGATTTTGACGTAAAATGTCGTCCATGCCAGGCATAGCACTCTTAAACATTGTATTCGTCATATGTACCATCATAGCACTACCTCCTAGTTGAAATAATAACTTCAATTCGGGTGCCATAGTAGCCTTGCTCTTATATTTTTCATGTAACTCACCAAATATCTCATCATAATCAGAAACATTTTCTTGAATTTGTTCACTCCAACCGTCTAATTTAATATCAAATGGATCAAACCTATTATTTAAAAACTCCATTCCGTTAATAACGGCCATGAGCATATTGCCTTGGAATTTAACGGAATTTTGTTTAGCTTTCTCATCCATAATAGTTTCATATTCTCCCATCATTTCTTGAAGAGAAGACTCCATCGAATATTTTTTGGATAATTCAACACCTTTTTTCTCTAAAGCTTCTAACTTTCGTAAATACTTGAATTTCTCTCTTAACATTTCTTCTTTAGTTAATTTTGGGTCACTGGGTAATACCTTGTCTGGGTTTAAAGGGATGTTATTAAACTTTCCATAACCGTCCCATGTTTTGTTATCATTTTCGGTTTGAGACGTTGACTGACCGAGTCCACTATCATCTTTACCAAATTTAATAGAAGGTTCGCTAAATGAAACACTGGGTCCTCCAAACATATCAGATTTAGGTTTAAAACTACTAGAAGGGATATCGTCAACCAAATTATTTAATTCATTTTCTAAATTGTTTAAATCATCCAATTCAATATCACTTGTAGGCTTTCTACCTTCCTTAATTTTATCATTCATTAATAATTCAAGTCCACCACCAAAGTTGGAAGATTTAGTTCCAAATCCTCCGCCAAAGTTGTCGTCAGCAAATTCAAGTTCTGTAATATCTATTTCAGCCATTATATTTATTCATTAATTAGAACTTTTAATTTTAAGTCTTACGAATATTAAATATATTATTTAATAATTAATAATTATAATTTATATTTTTTTATTATTTATAAACCACATGCCTTGAAGAAATGAATCAGATAAATCATCTTTCTTTTTATGCTTGTTAAAGTAGTCAACATGTTCTACAAATCTAAAATCTTTTGTAATTAATTCTAAACATTTTGCTATACCTAATTTTTTTCGATCACTATATTTACTTTTATCTTTTACATCACAGTCTTTCAGTTTATTTGATGCTGATATAAATTCAATATGATCCACATTTAAATTTGACATAATAAAGTACTGAACAATCATTCCTTGTATTGTTTTCATTCTTATTGCTAATGGTCCAATTTGGTTTTCAATAATAACATAATCTATTTTCTCTTCATTTTCAAATAATTTATTAAACTTTGTTTTAATATTAAGACCAATATTAAATAGATCAACGTCGGCAGCCTTTTTGCTCTCAATTGTTTGAAAATAATTTAGATTTATGTGTTCATTGATTAACTTAACTAGGTCAGCTTTTTTTATTTTTGGTTCATATTTAATATTCTGACTTTCTGCTATTTCATAAAGTTTTTGAATTTTTTGTTTATTGATAAATGAAGATTTTTGTTCTGATGTTGGAATTTGTATTTGTTGTTTTTTCGAGTGTTTTAAACAATAACATTTATCATCCTTTTTAAATTTTGCTGGTTTATTACAAATTACATTTTTTTCAACAAATCCGCATATTATAGTATTTTCTTGTTCAGATATATCAATAATATCCCACTTTGTTACCTTAAAATGTTCAGATGTAGGAGATTTATCGAATAGACAAAATGCTAAATTTTTGATTCCGACATCTATTGATAGAATTTTCATATAATACTAAATTATAAAAACTTATTATTATATTGTTTTAGTTTGATTACATTTTATTACAGTCAATTACATTTTAACACCAGGAACCATATTTTTATAATTCTCAGGATTAATAGATGGTGCAATTAGCCTAGAATTTAATTGTTCAGATGTTAAATAAGGATTTTTTAGGTCGCTATTACAGTAACCAAAACCGGGTTTAGATGAGTCGAATATAGATTTAAATTTGTATGGAACATTATCAGAAGGTGTTCTATCTGATTTTACATGAGGGTCTAGTCCCAAATCATAACATGCTTCCATAGAATTATAGTTCATAACTTGAAGACCATTACGCTGTAAGTATTGACGATATTGCCAGTTAGATTGAATACCTTCTTGTTTTTGAATTCTCTCATTAACTACAGCATCAGGTTGCCATGTGGCAAAATTTCTACCATCAGCCATAATAGGTGGAAAATTAAAATTAATATTATTAGATCCGCTATAACAAGTTCCCCAGGACATTTATATAATTACAATATAAAAAACTTATTCAGCGCCAAGCATTTTAAGTAATTCATTTTTCTTTAATTTTGATGTGTCAGAAGCTAAACCTTTTTCAGAAACAATACTTCTTAATTTTGGTAAAGATAGTTTTTTATAATCGAGAGAATCTGAATGAGTATCTTCTAAATTTATGCTAATAGTTTTTAAATCTGCTGAAATATTTAATGGTTCTTGTATAGTTTCTTCTAGTTTATTACTTAGTTTAGAGCTTTTACTTGATAATGATTGTACTTCAGATAGTTCATCATCTAATTCATCTAACTCTTCATCTAAATCGTCTAATTCTAAATTATCATCTTCATTATTCATGTCTATTTTGAAAACTTTTACAACATTATGATTTGATTCATCATCGTCATCATCGTCATCATCATCATCTTCTTCATCTTCATCGATATCGATATCATCATCTTCGTCAATATCATCATCATCGTCTTCGTCTTCGCCATCAGAAACTTCAATTAATTTAGTTTCTTGGTTAAAAGGAACTCTTGAATTTTCTAAAGGTTGTTCAAAATTTTGTGGGAATGAACCACCCATTCTAGTTACTGCCAATTGG